GGTGTAGCCCAGCCCAACATGGGCCTGGCCGTTGGCGATCATGGCCGTCGAGAGCGTGATGCGCCCGCTCGCCACCGTGAACGGCCCTTGCACATTGCCATCGACCAAAGCCGTGACGCTTTGGCCTTCCAGATGCCAAAGCCCGGTCACGGTCGAGGTCGAGGTCACGCTTGTAAACGTGACCATGCTGTCGAGAAAGCGCGCCGCGGCGATCTCCTCGGCATCGCCGTCCCAACGCGGGAGCAGGCGCTCGATATAGCGCTTGGTTTGCGAATTGATCGTGCGCTTGACCACGAGATAAACATCGTCCTGGTCGGTTCCCTCGATGGTGCAGCAGCTTTCCACGATGCCGTAGGTCGTGGTTCCGAACGCGCCGGCGACATAGTGCGCGCTCCATGCAAATGTGTTTTGATCGTCCACGAAGGTCAGCGCCAGCAAGACGCCATCGTCGCGCACGCACCACACCACCGAGTCCGGGTCTTGCTGATAGCACCAATCGACAATGGTATGGCCGCGAAACAGGTGCGGGGCGAGCAGGGTAAGATCGTTGGAGCGATAGCCGTCGCGCTCGAAGCTGTAGCCAAAGGCGCGTATGGCCGCGCCTTGGCGCTGCACATGCAGCACGATATCGCCGATCACGATCGGGGGCAGGCGGCGCGAGCCGCGCGCGCTATGGCGCTTAACCACAAGCGAGGCGGGGGTGATGAATTGCGTCACCCCGCCGCCTTCGATGGTGTACTCGGCTTCGCTAGTGAACGCGCATAGCTTTTTGGTTGAAGCCAGCACATTGACCGCGTTGACGCCTGGGCGCAAATCCAAGGTGACGGCATCGTCAGCCTTGGCCGGAACCGAGACGTTCATATTGTAGTAGAGGTTGGACACAGAGAGCCACACCCCGCCGGGGATGTTGGTTGTTTGCGCCCAAGCTGATCGGCCTTCGTGAAAGCTGACCACGCACGGATAATTGCCGCTCGATCCGAACGGATTGCGCGACGTCGGGGGAACATCGCCGAGATCGGGAAGGATGTTGTCATCCTTGAGCGAGGTTCCCGTGGTTCCCCCGATCAGCCCGTAGATGCCGCCATCGTCCTTGTAGACGATATAGCGCTCGGCGCCCGATGCGCCGGTCCAGCTCACGGTGTTGTAATTGCCCGCGACGGTGAGGTCATTGGTGCAAGTCGCCGCCGACGTGGGCAGGCTTTCCTCGCCTGTGTCTTCGTCAATCGCGGTGATCTTGTAGGAATAGGTGGTGGCGCCAGCGCCGACCGTTGCCGTTGCCGTTGGACTTGTTGGCGCGGCTTGGGTTGCCGCGAAGGTGATGGTGGTGACTGTCCAGCTTGCGTGACCTGTGCGCGTCAGCTTGCGCGGCGCATAGGAGAGGTGCGCAAGCAGCATCGTGTCTGCGGTTTGCGCGTAGCCTACGCCAAAGACTTCGGTGTCGGCATAAGGGAATGTGAGCTGGTAGAGGCGCGAGAAATTGCCCCCGCTTGTGTAGGCGGTGTATGACGTGGTGTTGACCGCGTTGCCCCACATATCTTCAAGCGTGAAGGTGTTGGCGGTTGCATTGCGCAGCGTAAACACACGCCCGTCGAGCAATTCGGTCATGCCCCCGATCGAGGCGGGGAAAATCTTGTCGCCGTTGCTCCATCCGTGCCCGGCGATAGTGACCACGCCAGGATTGGCCTGGGTAATGCCGCCAGTGATATTCTTGGCGGTTTCCAGGATTTGGCCCTGATCCATGATCGGGCGCATGATCGCCTCGCCCCATTCAAGCACATAGGCTTGCGTGGTCGAGAATTGAAACCCAACGATGCGGGTTTGTTGCGAGCTGTCGCGCACCTCGCCAATGAACTCGGTTCCGGCGCGGTTCATTACCCCGCCATACTTGGTCACAAGGCAATTCTTGCACAGCGAAAGCGAGAGCTGGTACTTCTCAAGATCGGAGCGCCCGAACAGGGCCTCGCCGATCTCGCCGCCTGAAAATCCGGTTTGAGCTACCCGCGTGGGCATAAGATCAGCGCCCCTGTATCCAGTCGGGAAGGGCTTCGTCGGCGGTCTTGATGTAATGTTGTTCGGCTGCGCCGCAGGCGATGGCGTGCATCAACGCGCGCGCATAACCGCTAAGCGTTACATCGAGCAGGCGGTTTTCTTGCCGCAAGGGCTGCACCAGCAGATGCGCAAGATGCCAGGCCATCGCATCGGTAAAGCTTGGCGTGAACTTGGAGACATCGGTCTCTTGCTTGACATAGACCCCGCGCGCGGTCGGCTCGTCGCAATAGATCACATCGCCTTCGCACTCAAAGCGAATGGGGTAGCGCGGATCGTAAGCGCCATAGAGCGGCAGGATATAGCGAAACGAAAAGCAATCGCTCGGGCGCACATAGGCGTAGGTGAAGTCAACGGTGCGGTCGTTGTCGGTCTCTTCCAGGGTGAGCGTGCGCTTGGCGTGGCGCCAGATGATCGAGGGCTGCTCGGTCACATAATCGCGCGCGTGCGGGTATAGCTCATTGGCCCAGCGCGCCTCGGCGCTGCTTTCAGACAGCGATTCGATGCGCGATTGGCCAATATGGGAGAGCGCAAGGTTTGCGATCTGCGTCGTGGAAGAGGCCATGGCTTAAGCCTCCAATTACGCGATATACCCGTAGAGTTCGATCAAGAACTTGCCCGCCGTAAACGTGCCGCCCGCTGCGCCGGCCCCGTTGGCGATATAGAGATAGTCGTTAGCTGGGGGCACTGTCGTCATGCCCTTGGATGCGCCGCTCGTCCAAGCGCCGCCCGACGTAATCAGCACGGTTTCGGTGAGACCCGTGACAAGCGCGTCCTGGGCGCCGGTGGATTCATTGGCCGAGTAAAAATCTATGTCCGCCGATCCCCCCGCGGGGACCTCAAGGCATGTCACCTGACCGCCAACCATGGCGCCATTGAGCGCGGCGGTAATCTGCCCCCAATGACAATCGACCGCGCCGCCAGTGTTGCCGATGATGTCCAGGTCCGTGGCGCTGCCAACAAGCCCAGTCAGATCGACAACAATGCGCGTGGTTACGAGCGTGCCGTTGCGAAGATAGCCTACCGCATACGTTTCCGCCGCCGATACGCCCGCGCCCTTGGTCAGCACGGTGACGGAATCGTCAAGCTTGTTAAGCTCCGATGCTGTGGAGTTCACCCCGAGATTGACCAAGGCGGTAGCGCGCGCTGGCAAATCGGCGAGATTGTTCGCCGGGATAAGCTGCTCCGTGGTCATCAGCTCAGAGAGCGTGAGCCCATTGGCGGGATTAGTCGGCATTGTTATTCAGCCTTTGCAGTCCGCCTGCGCGGGGCGGGGCGGTCAATTGCCGGCGCAACTTGCGGCGCCGGGCTTGCGACCTGGTTTGGATACAAGCCCGCGAACGCGGCCGATCCCGCCATCCCAGAACGTGGGGGCGAGATCGAGCCGTTGGCCGCCGTTTCCGGCGCGTTCACGGTCTTGCGTTTGTTCGCGGCCACCAATGCCTCGACGCGCTCGAATGCAGCCTCGTTGACAGGCTCCATCCAATTGCCGGGCTTGCCGTCGAAGTCGAACTCTTGCCCGTTCTCCACGCGCGTCATAACATACGGCTTGGGGGCGGGAAGAAACCCAACTTCGACTGCACAGCGATAACGAGGCATTGGCGTATTCACGATTTAGCTCCTTATTAGAACGAGTTGGTCTCAGCCGCGTTTTGGTTATACGCGGTCCAATCGTCGGGACGATCGGTCAGGAAGCAGGTGACAGCGCCACCGGCCGAGAACGGGGCAGTGGCCACGTTGTATTCGACTTGCAGATACCGCTCCATATTGACGCGCGGCAGCGGCACGGCGAAGCGATAGCCGGCGGTGATCGACGCAACCGCAACGGTCGAGATCGCTTGCACGATCAGGGCGGTTGAAGTCATGCCTGTGTTGTTGTCGCCAACCAGCTTGACCGAGAGCGTGGCCGAGCCGGTCGATGTCGGCGTCGCCTCGATGCGGCCAACCAGGTAAAGGTCGGACGCGCCGAGATTGCGCACGGTGTTGCCAGAAGCCAGCGGACCCATATCGAGCACGTTGGTCGAGGTTACGTTGGTCACAGCCGCCGAGCTCAGTTGTTGAGAATCGGAGAAGACCAGTTTGTGATCGCGAAGCATTGAGTGGTCTCCCTCTTAGCTGATCGTGGATTCGGCAACGGTGATGGCGTTGCAGGTGCGAACCGGGACGCCCCGGAACTTCATGACGCGCTGGCCGCCTACGTTTTCGTAGTCGAGCCCGCCGCCGGCCTTGACATCGGCGCGGATGCCGAGTTCCCATGCCGTCAGCGCCGTCGCGTTGCCGTAAATCTTGGCGCGATTGCGATACTGCGATGGGATTTTCGCCAGCGCCTGGATGACATACGTGGTCAGCGCTTGCTGATTGGCGACAGTGGCCACAAGATCGGACACGTCGATGTTGGCGATGCGAACAACCGCGCGCCAATCCTTCACGGCAAGGCCGTAATTCCAGGTGTAGCTGTCCATGTAGGCGCGGAAGCGGCGATTGCTCGCGTCGAAGGCGTCGCCTTCGCCGAGGTCGTCGTGTTGCAATCCTGCCGGCATCCCATTCGGATAGAGGCCGCACACCGTATCTTCGCCCCAAGCGACCACCCAGAGCGAGGTGTTGTCAGAGCCAGAACCGCCGGCGGTGATGACGTGATCCTTGGTCGGCGCGGTGGTGTTGTCCTTGAAGTAATAATGCAGGCCAGGGATTTTCGCGTCATCCGTGGTCGGGTTGGCGACCGGATCGCCATTGATGAGCGTGTCGGCGACGGCTTGCACCATGCCGGCAAGGTGCGGCTTGGATTCGGACAAACGCACAGCGGCGGGATTGCCGCCCAAGTTCGCCAAGTCCTTGTCAACTTCCGAACGGTCGGCGGCTTGGCAAAGCGGAAATTCCACTTGCGCCGTCGATGAACGGGTTGCCGCGACGCCTTGGTTAAACCGGCGGTGCGTCGGCGCGGGAAGGCCGGTGCGAACCGTGGTCTTGTGCGTGGTCAGCATGTTTGCTTGGCACCACGGGATATCGTCGATCATCTCGTCTTGACGTTCGAGCATTTCGATGATGGTGGCGACTTTATTGTCAGGGCCGAGCCGCGTCTTCAGTTCCGCGAGCGTCAGCACATCGTTTCCAACGACTGCCATTGCTTTACTCCTTTGAGTTCATGCCGGGCCACAAAATCTCTTCCTTGCGCTTGGGGGCGCTCGGTTGAGCCGATGTGTCGGCGGTTACGAGGGTGTCTTCGGAGAGGCTTGCGTTCACGCGCGCGAGCAGGCGGATAAAGCCGGGATGATTGGCCCAGCCCCATTCCTTGAGATCGTTGCGAAGTTGGGTGTCGCCGAACTTGGTCAGCACAGCTTTCGCGGCGCCGAGAGTGCGGTCGAACTTGGCCCCGCCAAATTCAGGGTCCGCCTTGATTTCAGCGGCCCAGCCTTGTTTGATCTCTTGGAATTGCGCGACCTGGGCTTGCCCAGCCGCTGCCTGCATATCGGCGTAAAAGCTCACCAGCTTTTGCGCTTGTTCCTGATTGAGCCCTGCGTCCTTGAAGATCGGCGTGGCTTTCGCCAGCGTTTCCTCGTCGATCACAACGCCTTCGGGAACCGTAAAAGCCTCATACGTCTCCGGCGCTTTACCCTTGTCGGCGTCGGCTTGGCCGTCCGCCTTTTTCTCAGGAGTGCCTTCGTCGTCGTCGGCTAGGAGATCGGCGTCAGCTTTTGCTTCGCCTTTCCCATCGTCGCCAGCCTTTGGGGCCGGTTTGGATTCTGTCTTGGCCGCATCGGCGGCCTTTGTTTCTGGCGAGGCGCTGTTCTCAGCGCCCGGCGCCCCCGCGCCAGCGTCGTCCAAAAGCGAAACGTCCGCGCCTTCTGGCGCGGGGGTTGGTGTTTCTTGTGCTGGAGCAGCGCCCGCCATATGATCCTCTGCTGCGCGTAATGCGCATCGCAGGGATTATGCGGCGTGTTTTCAACGCGCGGGGTTGGCGCTCATTTTCGCAAACGCGGCCATGGCTTGGCCTACGACTTGATCCATGTTGAGATATTGATAGCGGCCAAGCCGGCCCAGGAAGGTGACGCCTGGCTCGGCGTCGGCCAACGCCTCGTAGCGCTTGTAGAGCGCGCGCGCCTCCGGGCAGGGGATCGGGTAATAGGGATCGCCTTCCTCACATGGGTATTCGGTGGTCACGGGCGTCATGGCGTCGTCTGAGCCGCCGATCAGCGCCCATTGGGTTTCGCGCGTCCATGGCGTCTCGGCATCCGGGTAATTGATCGTCGCCGCGCCGCAGGCGTTGGTTGACGTGAGCGAAGTATCGAACCGCATGGAGCGATAGGGGAGCCGGCCAAACTGAAAGCCGAAATACTCGTCGATTGGGCCGGTCCAGATGGTTTTTCCTGGCATCGGGAACTGACGCCAATCACGCGCCTCTGGCGTTGTTGGATAGGCGTAACCCGTCGCAATGTCGATATTCGGATGGGTTAACATCCGCACGAACATCGCCGTGTAGCCATCTTTCGGCATGGCTTGATGTTTGTCTGTGAAATATCTGTCGTCGCGGCTATCCCATCGGATGGGAATGCGCGCGGTCACGGATGCGTCAAGCTCGCGCGGATGCTTGCCCCACATCTTTTGTGTGTAGCCTTTGAAGAATAGCTCGTAGAGTTCGGGGCCGGCGCGGCTTAGGCATTGCTCCTCGGCATTTGCCGGGTGCGTGCCGGTTTCAGGCGGCGCGCGCAAATGCTCTAGCCCCAGCATTTCCAGCGTGGTCAGATTTACCGGGAAGGGGACAAGCTTGCCTTGAACCGCCGCAAGCACGCGATGCTCATACGGGCGCCACTCGGTGAAGCGCGAGAGAAACGCAAACACCGAATCGCTATTGGTGTGGAAGATGTGCGGGCCGTACCTGTGAACGCGGATGCCGTCCTCGTTGGCGTAGTCGTAGGCGTTGCCTCCGATGTGGTCGCGCTTGTCGATGACAAGAACGCGCTGCCCGGCGTCGGCCAAGAGCCGCGCCATGGTCGCGC